GCGGCGCTTTTAGCGCCGCTAGAACTGATGGCCGCGCCCGCAACTGTTCCTACGGCGGCGGCTGCAAATCCCCATGGCATGATCAGTCCTCCTTGATCAGGACGCGATCGATCTTTTCGGGATCGGTTTCGTCGGTAGCGTGCACGCAGAACCAAACCGAATCCGTGATGGCATCGATCCGATGCTTCCTGTTCGCCGGAATTACGATGGCAGTCGGCCCCACATGGTGCGCCTTGACGCCATCAATTTCGACCGTCACTTCGCCTTGTGCAAGGATCGAGATGTGGTCGTAGACGTGTTCGTGTGTCTCTGCATAATGGCCCGCCGGAAGCTCCATCTGCTTGGCGTACTCGCGCCCGGAAAAATAGTGTTTGATCTTCAGGTCGAGCATGTTCTGCCTCGTCAAATCGTGGACCGCCAACACCGCGGCTAAGGGAAAGCCGCTAGCTATCGGCATGGCGACCACCGCGTTTTGTTGGTCCGGATGCATACGATCAGCGTCATCCGATCCTCTGCACTGTCGTTCTTCACCGAATGCTCTCTGCGGTTGTCGAAGTGGTAGAGGTCACCCGGTGCCGGATTGATGGATTCGTCGCCGCAGTGAAAAATCGCGCCGGGCGCGCTTCGCAGCGAGAGATAGAACTTGTCGTAGTACTCGACATGCCAGCCGATATCGATGTGCGGGTCGATGCCATGGTCAGCGGGGATGCGAGTAATCAGCACCCCGCCAAGCATCTCGCCGGCCACGCGCGCCATCAGCGGAAACAGGATCGGATCGAGAGCGCTTTGAAGAACGTCATATGCCGGATACCAGACGGGCACATGAGCATCATTGAAGCCGCGGAAGTCGCCGGCAGCGGCATACGGAGCAATATCGTTGTAGCGGACCCAGATATCCGACATGCGGCTATGCGGAGTGCCCTCACCGTTTTTGCGAAGGCCATGCGCATCCCACAACTCCGGGTGTGAATCGATCAGGCTCACCAGTGGCGCGACGTCGATGCATCCGTCCATCTTCGTGAAATACCTCACGATGCGTCCGCCTCTGCACCGGTAATAGTCAGCGTGACGCCATTGCCATCGGCCCACAGCACCGCCGGATTCACGATCTTGAGATTGATGATGTCCGTGATTGCCACCGCCTTTCCGGCCGGGATCGACACCTGCGTAACGCGCGTCGTATCGTTCGCCGTACCAGCGGTCGGCACAAGGTAGACGTTCAGCGTCACGGCGGCGGCTGTCGGGTTCCACGCATTCGCGGTGTGCACCGCGCCCTGCTTTGCAGCCGCGGGAGTGTAGAAGGCCGCCGGCGACCCGGTGAGTACTGCTTGACCGAGAGTTTTCCAATTGACCATCAGACTTTCTCCACAAGTTTGCGCAGATCATCGCTTTCGCGGCGCGCGGGAAAAACGGGTTCGGGAAGACTCTCCGCTCGACGGTGCTGCACAGGCACGATCGCGGCCATCGCCTCGATTTCGAGCGTTGCAATGCGCCGCACGAGGGCACCAAAAAGAGCGGCGGCAGGATCGGTCTGGACGAGTAGTTGCAGATCGGCGGTTTCGGCTTCGAGCAGATCCACATCGCTGGCCAGCGTGTTGACGCGCGCCGTCAAGGTGGAAAGATCGGTGCCGCCCTGCGACGAATTAACCAGGATGCCCAGCGTGCGCAGATAGGCGCGCCACGGTGCCGACACTGTGCGGCCGTCTGCCTCAAAAAACGAGGTGGTCGATTGCGGAATCTGGCCGGCGTTCTGTTTGACGGGATTTGTCATTGCGAGCCGCTCCTGACCTGCACATAAGCGCCGTTGAGGGCCGTCTTGACAGGTGCGCTCCACGACAGTTCGAAGACGCGATGACGGGCCATGCCGAGGCGTTGAAACTGGATGCTGGTCAGCGTCTCGCCGATCTTGCCGAGAGACGACATGATGTAGTTGCCCCACGTGGCGCCGCGGTCGTCTGACCAACGCAATCTAACTTGCGGATCGACGGCGCTCCCTTCGAGGCCGGAACCGACCTGCATGTCGGCGATCAATTCGCGGAAGAAAAGCCGCGCCCCGCCGTTGCACATGTCAGGGAAGGAGCGGATGTGGATCATCGGCGCGCCGGCATCGTCCACCGCTTCAGGCGTCATTTCGTAGAGGTTGCCGTTTTCCCAATCGCCTACCAGAGCCATGCCATTCCAGAAGGCGTAGCAGTTGCCGCGGTGCCGATGCAAAGAGCCATCGGATTTCATCCACAGGCGTTCTGCCCATTGTCCGGTTGCGAGATCGAAAGACCACGTCTTATCCGCCGTCGGGAACGTTACGACATAGAACAGGTGGCCGCCGAGCTGGTGCGTATAACCGATCGCATCGTCGATTCGCGCGTAGGTCTGGATTTCCTGCTCGAGCGCGTGCGTCGAGATGCGCAGTCCAGACATGCCGTCATTGCGCATGATGATGCCCTGCCCTTGCGGGTTCTTCGACACCCAATAGATGGAGTTGTCCATCGATGCGACCGAATACTTCGCGGCGCATCCATGCTGGATGAAGACGCCCGGCTCGCGCGAGTAGGGGAAATCTGGCGCTCCCGAGTTGAAGAACACCTCTGTCGTCAACTCGCCGAGCAGGAAAATGTAGAGGTCGATCGCAACGGCCACGACCAGATTGTCGGCGCCCCCAGCTTTCCCTGCGAAGTTCAGCGGATCGAATGTGACGGCCGCCGAATCGCTGATATAGAACTCGCGCGAGAACGGCTTATTGAATATCAGGAACGTATCGGCATAGTCAACCCGATCGGCGCCGTAGAAGGCGCTAGGTCCCGGCGGTGTGCCGTCGCCGTCGCTGTCCGTATCCGAAGCATCGATCTGCGCCCATTTGTACGAGACGAGATCGACCGTGTAGCCGTTCTGGGTGCCATCCACGATTACCAGCGTCGTGCCGTTATCGCGCATGCTGACCGGCGTCTGAAGCGATGTCAGGCTTCCAAGCAGCTTGAACGTGAAGGCAGAGAGCACGCGATAGATGCCGCTCCCCACGCAGACGAACAGATCGCCGCTCGATGCCACGTACGCGCCGCGATAGCCCTTCTCTGGGGCTGTGCCGCGCACGATTAGGCCCGGAGTCGAATAGAACGTGAACGGAAATTCGGAACCCTCTGGATTCTGCTCGCCATACAGGTTCACGCAGCGCTGAGCGCTCGCGATGATGCTTGATGCCTGATAAGCGCCGACGGTCAGGGGCAGTTTCATCGCACCGTATCGCCGAAGATGTTGTAACGCGAGCTACCGACGAGTTGCGACGGAAGTTCAAGATTCGGCGTGCGCTTGTTCGAGCGCTTGATCGTCAGCAGCGACTTGGCTGCGATGCGCGAAACGGTCGGGTCAACCGGCAGCGTGTAATTCGAGCCGAGCCGCTCTGTCAGGTTGTAAAGCGCCGCGACCTGATACTTATCCGGCAGATTCAGATCGTCGGCCGGATCATCAAGCGCGGCGATTGGCTGCATCACGGACAGGTGAATCTCGAAAATGTTGCTGATCACCGGCCAGAACTTCACATTGCCAGTCGGGAAGCCGCCGTCATAAAAGACATACGCCGGGAATGCGCCGAGGTTCTTCAGGAAAATCTCGTTGTATTCCTCGAAGGTCTGGATCACGCGCAACTGATAGTCGGCCGGCTGCGCGCCGTTCGGCTGCCGCGCGAACCCGAACTGAATCTGCTCGGGACGCGGGCAATTGAAATCCATGCCGGGGCCGATCGTGTACGACTGCGCACCGGTCGACTGGAATACGATGTCGTCCTTCGTGAAGACGACCAGGTTGTCAGCCGACCATTCCGCGAACATCAGGTTAAGTTCCGCGAAGGCGTCGAGCGTGTCTTCGGGTTTCGCTGACTGCCCCACCCCGACGACACCGGCCTTTTTCAGCGCCAGCAGGATCAGATCGGCCGCGGCTGCCATTATTCGCGATCCAGTTCAGCGGCGATGGCTTCCTGAAGCTTTTTCACGCCCCAGGTGCCTTTCGCATCGATGCCGAGTTCCTTGGCCTGCGCGAGCAATGCGGCCTTGTCTTCGGTGCTTCCTGCATCGTCAGAATCGCCCTGCTCGGGCTTGGCGAGCTTCGCGGGGGTATCGACCCACCCCGCTTCAATCGCGGCGTCGTGCGAGTCCGAATCGTGAAAGATTCTCGGTTCTTCGGTCTGGTGGTACAGCCACGCAGGGAATTTGTGCATGGTTAAACGGCCGGACTAGCCGGCCGCCTCCTAGAAGGTTGCGTGGCCGTTCGGCGTGCCGTCCGGACGGAAAACGAGCACCTGATATACCTGCGCCGCCGTCGGCGTGACAGACGCCGCGGTTGCGTTGATAAAGGTGATCGCGATCTGGTCCACGGCGCTCACGCGCACGCCTGCGAGGCCAATGCCCGCCTGGGCGGTCGGCTTCGAAACGTGAACGAAATCACCGGGCAATACGCCGGGAAGCGGAAAGGTCTGTTCCGCGCTGGTTGCGGCAGCAACGGCGACCGGGCTCAAGGTGAGAGCCACGGCCGCCATGCCGCGCACGTTCCCGAAAGGGATCATCGAAGGCATGGCGTCTCCTTAGCTCGTCGACGGCTGATTGGCGACGCGGCACGCGAGTTCCGGGTACAGACACGCGTAGCCATACAGCACGTCGATCCGGGTCGGCACGGTATCGGTGCCGATTGCGTACTGCCGTGCGATCCGCATCGAGATGCCGTCGAAATTCTCGCGAGCACCCCATGCGCCTTCCTTCGACACGTCGACCAGATCGGCCGTCGCGAACGTGAACGCGTCCTTGTGGAACGCGAGGTTCACGCCGTACGGGGTCGATGCGGTGCCGGCGAAGGTCAGTGCTGCGTTGTCGGCCGGCGAGGCCGTGACGGTCTGGAATGCGCCCGACGTGATGATCGACGGCGAGATGCCGATCGACAGGTTGCCCGAGCCGTCCGCCGTCGCGTCCGACGTGGCCACGAACTGCTGCAGGTAGCCGAACGCCTGCCGCGTTTCGCGGTGCACACCGAACACGCCCGGCAGCGTGAAGACGTCGCCCGCCTTGATCGCTGCACTCGAAGCCGTCGCGCCGTCGGCAATGAGCGTTG